ACATATTATCTAACGATTCGATATCAGAATGTAGAGAAATTGTATTATGGCAAATAAACTATTCTCAAACTTTAAGTACGGCTGACGGCGGCTGGGCATTGAATCCGCTAGATGAAAATAATACACAAGAATATCCTGATAATACGCTTATAGATAACACAATATTAATTTGCGAAATACCTGTTGAAGGCTGCATCGATCCTTTTGCATCTAATTATAATCCTGACGCTGAGGTAGATGATGGGTCATGCGAATACCTTTTCCCCGATGCTGACCCCAATGCAAACTTCAATGATGTAATATGTAATGGGGAAGAAGCTGAATCATTATATAACGTCTTTGTTTACAATCCAGGTAGTGATACTCTTTTTTATTATTGTGTAGAAATTCCTGAAATAGGGTTTGATGAATGTTATAATGGGTATCAATCAGGAAATTTATGGATTGAACCTGGCGCCGGCCAGTTTATAGGAACCTTTAATATTCCTTCTGATATAACTCAATTTACTATTATAGTATACAATGCTGAAGGTGAACAGGATGACGATAACTCAAATAACACACAAATAGTTAATGTAACTCCACCTAATGAAACTATTTGTATAGACCCTATTGAACTAGATTTATTAGGAGAAGAAATATGGTCTATAGGAGGAACATGTACTGATCCTTATTTTAATCAATCATTTGTAGTTGAAAATACTGGAGAAGCAGTTGTTGATAGTTTCCTATTCGATATATTTGTAACAACCTGGGACAATCAGTTTGTAAGTTCCTTATCTCAAACATTTTACCCTTCATTAGAACCGGGAGAACAATATACTATTAATAATCTTCCTAATATTTTTACTGGAGATTTAAACTATGTCTTTGTTTCAGTATCGTGGTATGATGAAACTGGAGAATTAGTAGTAGATACTCAATCTTTTAATGTTATTATATACTGCTGGGGTTGTACAGATCCTGAAGCCAATAATTACATAGATAGTCCTTATGTATTCGATGAAATCCAAGACTACTGGACAAATGACTTCCCTAATATTACTCCTCCTACGCCAGACCAAATAGAGTGTACATATGATATTTATGGCTGCACCGACCCATTAGCGTTGAATTACGAGCCAGATGCCAATATTGATGACGGAAGCTGCGAGTATAATGTTTTTGGATGTACCGATCCTGCAGCTAACAATTACAATGCAGATGCTACTATCGATGACGGAAGCTGTGAATATGATATCTACGGTTGTACAGATTCAGATGCAATTAATTATGACTCAAATGCTACCATAGATGATGGTAGCTGTATGTTTCCAGGTTGCACAGACCCGGACGCTGATAATTACGATCCTACAGCTAACGTCGACGATGGTAGTTGCGTCTATTATATCTACGGTTGCACAGATTCTGCAGCTATAAATTATAATCCTGATGCGAACGTAGATGACGGTAATTGTATATATAATATTTACGGTTGTAGAGATTCCAATGCCATTAATTATAATCCTATTGCATCGACTGATGACGGTAGTTGTATATACGATCCATGCGATGGGCCGTTAGGTGCTATATATTTTGCACCTAATACGTTTACGCCTAATAACGATGGGATAAATGATGGATGGGCGGTTATATCAGACCCATCATGTTGGCTTCGATGGAATGTTTATATTTTCAACCGATGGGGTCAATTAGTCTGGGAATCGACGACGCCTGGAGAAGTTTGGCCTGGTAGTACATTTAGTGGCGGTTATTACGTAGCTGATGGTATCTACTTTTATAAAGTAAAAGGTATTGGATATAATCCTGCTAATACATTTGAAACAACGGGTCATGTAACAGTCTTTAGATAAAAAAAGTTTCCAAAGAATTTGGATTCGAATATCTTTATCCTTATCTTTAAGTATAATTAAAAGATAAAGGTTATGTTAAAGACTTTTGGAAACATTGAAGTTGAATTGAGCGGTTCTTTGCTCAATATACGAAACAATGGCGAGCTTGTTAAGTCCGAGCTTTGCAAAGCGGATGATGCCGTTTACAAATTCAAGACAATGTGCAAGCGTGTTGAAGAATATCTCGCTGCGTAATGATCGAGTTTAAAGGTAGCTATGCACCGGCAATTGTATCAGTAGGATCTGGTACATATCTATGCCCCGGATGGATTCCAGTTCCGCCTAATACAACGCGCGCTGATATCAAATGGATTCGGCCGGAGCCTCCAAAAATCAAATCATATAATGTTACTAGTAGCAATGGTAAGTCATCATATACAGTAACTAACATCAATGACCGTTGGAGTTGTAACTGTACCGGATTTAAGTTTCATAAACGTTGTAAACATATAACACATGCCCAGGAAGAAAAAATTAGTTGTAGGTGATAAAGCCGCAGTACGTTTTTTAGGTGGTATTGAAGAATGTACTGTTATCGAAGTAATGAAAGATAAGTCGTATAAAATGCGCATGCGTACCGGTACTATCATTCCTAACTGCTTTTGGAAGCAGGATGCGCATAAAAAAGCAGCCTGGTACATTGAAGAGTACCTAGGCAAAGATATAGGCGTAAAGTCTCCGGAGATTCATAGTACCAAGGAGCACACTACGGATAAAAAACAGCTTAAAGATGAAATCAAAAAGCAACAAGACTTTATACGAGGCAAGCATAAAAAAGGCTAAACCATTCCCGTTTATTCATATTTATAAATGCTTGATTGAAAGTCGACGAGGCCAATGTTGGGTAAAGTATCCTATGCATTGTGATTATCCAGAACCTAGGTGTCGTCAAAATTTAATGGAGTTAAGAAATCGTTTCAGACTGGCATATGGCCAGTTTCGTTTAGTTAAAATAAAAGTTTTAAAATCAAAAGTTAACAATGGCTAAAAAAATGTCTATCTCAGGGTATTCTGCTAGAACCCCAAAAAAGCGTCCAGGCGTGCACGCTAAAACAAAAAGTAGTAAGAATAAACAATCTAAAAATTATAAAAAAGCATATCGCGGTCAGGGGAGGTAAGACTATGAATCGCGAAGATCGTTTCCTATTCGTATATAACGAAATTGAGTCACGTCAATTGCGTGAGCAGTTTAATGCACAGGTCAATAAGATGCGTACCCAATCTAAACATCGTTTTAAAGATATGTTAGAAATTTGGGAATATGCGTATGAAAAACTCACCCATAATCAAGATTATCGATAATATTTATATATGAATGATTATTTTAGAAAATATAGAAACGGGTGATATCTTCGAAGGCGATGACATCGAATACTTTGTTGATGATGATACTCTGATAGGTGAAGTGTATCTCGATGGAGAGCTTATTTATCAAGACGTGGATATTATTGACGAAGAACAGTTAGAACTATCTTTTAACAGATGTTTCATACAAACGAACGTTGACCCATTAGATCATTATTTTATCTAACATTAGATATTTATAACAAAGGAGCATGTTATGACATCACAAGAATTATTTACAAATATGGAAGCTCATTGGAATGAGTTTGTAGACAATCATACTAAGTATGTTGAGAAAGGAAATAAGGCAGCTGCAACTAGAGCACGTAAATCTATAGGTGAACTCAAAAAGTTAGTTACAGAGTACAGAAAAGAATCAGTTGCTGAAAGCAAAAGATCGTAATTATGAAAACCGACTTAGAAAACAGACTTAAAGATATTATTCGAGAAGAAGTACGTACCATTGTACGAGAAGAGAGTGGTAAGTATGGACGTATTTTAGATATCGAAAATTTTGATCCAGTAGATCCAGAAGTATATGTCACCGGGTTCGGGACAATGACTCGTTCCGTATTACGGAATGACATTGCCAAACGATTACTTGGCTTAGCAAAAACAGCAAAACAAGCGGCGGCCGGCGATACAGGATCTTTTGATAAATTTAAAGTCTTAGAATCTGAGTTAGGCGAACGATCACAAATTATGCAACTGATTAAAGCTGAAGTAGAAATTGCAGAACAGTTAGAAGCATTACGTACCCAAGGCGGGCGTAGAACAACACCAATTCCAAAGCAATTTTAAATTTGGAATTATAAAAAATCGTTATTATATTTAAAACAAAAAGTTATGAGTTATTATCTAGTAAAGGTAAAGGTCGCTACAGATACTCCTAAAGGAGTTAAATGGCAAACAGAAACATATTTAGCAAACGCCGCTACAGTAACGCATGCAGAGGCAATGGTTAATGAAGATTTTCAACATAGTGGAATTGACTTCGAAGTTAAGTCGATATCAGCTAGTCCTATTATGAAAGTTATCGAGTCTCAAAACAAAGGATAATGAGTAAATATGTACAAGGCGACCATGTTGTTATTTTCAACGAAGGCCGATATGAAGTAGCATTGGTTACAAATATCCGTAAGAAAAAAAATGCAATCGTAGGATACGATCTCCGAACAGAACGTGGGTCAGGCTTACCAATTGTGACAGTAAGTAAGTCTAGAACTAATACATTTATCGATCCACAAATGACTCATATGTGGCATGCTAATGGCGGATTTACACATATGTATGTTGATAAGAGTTTAGGGCATACGCGTGCAAACTATGGTTCAGATGTTCAATTACGTATTGATGGTGACGATGGAAAGGTTGGTCATTTTGAAAAATATAATGATTTAATCTTCCCAACGATTGGTGCCAGATCATACTAAGTCATGAACAAATTTAAACGTAAAGTACTTAAACAACACCCTACCGCAAGAATCGAGTTTACTGATGCAGGACTTCAAGTTACAGCAAACGGTAACATCTTAGCAGAAGAATATTTTCTGCCAGAAACTAATGATGAAGATACTGCATGGGAGTATGCAGCCATGGCATGTAGGGTAACGCAGAACTTTAATCGTACACATCCAATGAGAATGGACTTATCTTCATTAGAAGAAAAGATTAATAGAATTAATAGACGTAAACGTAAAGCAAATGTTCGATCGAATAAGAAAAAAAATTAAAAAACAAAATACTGAAATGCAAGATATTATTTCAGATGAATTACAAGAAGTCGAATTAACCGAGCCGGAACAAGCTGAGCTCGAGACGACGATACAATCTGACCCGGATTATTTACAGTATGCTCCGGAGGCAGTAGGATATGCTACTCGAGAACAGCAGTTTAATATGTATAAAGCAATTGCAACGCATATTGATGATCCGACTCGTAGTATATTAGATTTCGGTGCAGGTAGAGGAGACTTTGGCCGATGGTTATGTTCAAACTATGAACTTACAACGAATGACATTCAGTATAAAGGTATAGAACTAAATCAACCTTTGGTAGATGCATGTACTGCACTAAATGACAATATCAATGTCACTACGGCGGATTGGCTTAACTTAGATGATAGTGTAAAAGCAGAATGGTGTGTTAATATCAATTCAAATAATATGCGTTATGATGCAGATATTACGAAATCTGATATGGACTATCTTCAGAGTACTATTTCTAAGATGTATGACACTGCAGAATTAGGAGTCGTAATTTCGTTAACATCGGATGTAACAAATACACAAGATGGCTTGATAAATTGGAACGCCGGTGATATATTTAATTGGGCACAAAATACATTTGGACGTGTTGCGTTAGACCATACAATGTCCGATGACATGTTCATTTTAATCATTTATAAATTTTAAAACTATGAGTATAAACAATAGACATTCTGTTGATCAGCAAAAGGTTCGTCGTTATGGACGTCATTACGGTTCAATTGATTTTGAATGTAATCAATCAATCGACGCAAATTTGTTTCAAAAATCACCGGAGCGTCCGGTCATTGGAACATTTATGATTGATAATAAATCATTTGATCTTACATGGGACGAATTGGAACTTATCGAAGAAACGATGAAGACAGCACGTGAGACGACCATGAAGCGTTATCGTTTAGGAATGATGGGGAGATTGAGCAGATAATGGGGTTTCATCGTCGCAGTATTAACGTTGATCTAATTAGATCAGAATATTTGCGGCTAGGTTATGAAGGAATCGATAGACTTTTTAAGAAAGGAAGATATGATGTATTATCATTAAGTGATGCAAAGTCAGTTAAAATTCATGATATCTTCCTTTCTTACTTTGATTCTGAGCTAGATAAATGCAAGCATATTCATAAGATTCTATTTGATGAGATTAACGAAATCTAATATTTATTTTAAAGAGGGTATTATCCATGACCCAGTCACTCTCTTTACTATTAGATAATCTATAGTATTATGAAGTTAAGTGACCTACAATTACATGAGGATGAATTTGATGTATTCATCGGACTTCCGCCGTCGTTAAAAATAGCTTTTATTGAAGATATACACCGTAACGGCGAAGTTGAAATTGAAAAATACTTGCAAGGAATGTATGATCGGCAAGATCTAATGTTTCAATTTCAAGAAGTAGTTGTTGATGATGAATATATGAGCGTGATACAATATGGTGATGTGTTACGACTAAATGCATCTAGCCTTAAGCTTCTAAAAACATTCGTTAAAAAGCTTTGGATGGATGGTCTTATTTTATCTCGAATACACGAAACAAAAACAATTTGGGATACGAGGAGATATTTACGTGTCTATAAATTGCTATCACAAGTATCACCTATCTGCGAAAATTAAAAAAGTTTAAAATAACTTGGCATTTAACGTTAAAGTTATTATATTTATATCTGAAAAGGGTTGATACTGCGGGTCGGCCATTTTTTAAAAATTATTGTTTAACCATCTAAGGAGGTAAAAATTATGAGTAGATATCCACTACAATCATTCGATCTCTTGTTTAGAGATATGTTTAATGCAAATTCAGATTTTGCATCAGCTTTTCAAACCAAAGTTCATCACCCAGTAGATATTCGAGAGACCGAGGAAGGTCTTTTGATTGAAATTGCAGTCGTAGGAGCTGAGCGTGATGATATTGAGCTTTTGGCTCAAGGCGATACTATTAGGGTCGCATATCGCAAAGATAATCGTGAAGAAGACGATTATATCCAACGTGGGATTGCAAAACGCAATTTCGATTTAGGCTGGCGCTTGGCTAGTAAGTTTGTCGTTGAGCAGACGACAGCAACTCTTGATAAAGGGCTGTTGACTATCCATGTTCCATTTGTTAAAGAAGAAAAACCAGTTAAGGTTACGATTAAGTAATTAGTTACGTAGGCCGGCCCGCAAATCAGCCTCTTATACCTATTTTAAGAACGATTAACAACGCTTTGAAGCAATACCAGTATATAGATTACCAGAACCAACTCTTTATTGTGGAACGTGTTATACGTAGAAGCCATTTTAAAAAAGAATTGGATAGTGTATTGTTAAAGAAATGGACACATTGTGATACGATATTACAAAAAGATGACCATTTCTATTTTTGCAATTTAGTGCCTGATGCGGAAATAATTTCCGAATAAATTTGGATTCGTACTTTTTTTCTCTTATCTTTAGGTATAAGAAATTAAGAAGAAGTAAGAGCGAGTGAGTACGCTGTTAGGTTGGCATCAAGAAAAAGGGTTTGTAGTAAGGCCAGCATACCAGAAACCCCGAAACACCCATAAGCTCGCTCTTACTTTAAATAATAAATGACGATGAAAAATAAAGTTGTAATCTTCGATCTCGATGGCACATTGGCATTGATCGACGATCGTCGCAAATTAGCGACAAAGCCAGATGGCAAAATGGATTGGGATAAATTTTTCGATCCTGCGAATATTGATTTAGATTTGCCTAACGATCCAGTAATTCAAATGGCACAATCGCTTAAAGATTCTGGTAAAACTATTGTCATCTTTTCCGGAAGGAGTAAGGCGACCAAGGATGCTACTCGAAATTGGCTGAATCGCCACAATGTACCATTTGATATTCTTAAGATGCGTCCGACCGGGCACCCATGGGCATTTATGCCAGATGATAAACTTAAGCAAGGATGGCTTGATGATTTGTTTACCGATAAGTCAGATATTCTTTGTGTATTTGATGACCGACAAAAGGTAGTAGATATGTGGCGAGCAAATGACATTACTTGTATGCAAGTTGCACCAGGACAATTTTGATTTTTGAGAAATAGTTATTATCTTTATATATGAGTGATTTAGTACAAGTCGGTTATGCATGTGTTAACATGACATTAACAAGCCGGCCCAAAAAGTTAGGCGGCCGTGTTACAACGTCTCGCGGTTGTCGCAAAGCGACATGGTATCCTACGCGTGATTTGCATAAGTTAGGTGAGCTAGCATTAGCCAATGCCAACGACTTGCTTATGTATCTCCGATGGAACGAAGAAAACAATATTCGCTTGTTTCGGCTAGGTTCTGAGCTTGTTCCATGGCACGACCAATTCGAGCTACATGAGCTACCGCAGTATGACGAGTTAGCAGATACGTTACGTATTGCCGGCGACTATGCCAAGCAGCATGGCCATCGTATTACGACACATCCCGGTCCGTTCCACGTATTAGGTTCGCCTACTCAAGCGGTCGCGGACAAGACTATCATCGGCCTCGAGCGCCATTCTGAGATATTCGATCTTATGGGGTTTGACCCGTCACCGCATAACAAGATCAATATTCATATCGGCGGCGCTTATGGTGACCATGAGACTACGGCCAAGCGATGGATTGCCAATTGGCAACGCCTATCCGATGCATGCAAGGCCCGACTTGTTATCGAGAATGACGACAAACCCAGTATGTACAGCGTTGTGCAGTTGTACGAGTTATTCCATCGAGAGATTGGTATTCCAATTACGTTTGACTATTTTCACCATACATTCCATACTGGTGGTTTATCCGAACGCGAAGCGTTAGAGTTAGCCGGCTCGACTTGGCCGGACGATGTCGTGCAGTGTACTCACTATTCCGAATCACGACGTGATGAGCAGACATTAGCTTTGCAACGTGTATGTGAGTCCCATGGCATTAGCATTGACGATATGCCCAATTGGCCGACATTTGCCAAGATGCATGAGCAGTTTCAGAAGATCAAGGCTCAAGCGCATTCCGATTACATTACCAAGCCTATCGACAGCTACGGCAATCGCATCGACGTCGTTGTCGAAGCCAAAGCCAAAGAGTTAGCCGTTTTACGGTATAAGAATGATGTAATTAAAGAAAATTCTAGATTGTTAGTTTCTTAATATTTATACAAAAGGTTTTACTTATGAAAGATAGAGAAAATGTATTACGACTTTTAGATGAAGTCGACAATATGGTTATGATTTTTGACTCAGCAGTCGAACGGAAATTACCAATTGATCCGGCGGAGGCTCGTAACCGATTTCGGCAAATGCGTCATAAATTACAAATTATAACAGATAGAGTCACCGCTTCATAAAATGAATGAAAAACAGAATATTACCGTTTATAATTGCACTTAGCGCACTTTCGGTGTCTGCATCGGCAGCATTTTATTCTGTTACAGGACTTAGTAAGTTATTCGCCGGCGCTAGTTTAGAAGTGTTAATAATGGCTAGTTCTTTGGAAATTTCCAAATTAGTCATTGCATCATTGCTATACCAGTACTGGAATCGTATAAATAAATTATTACGTGCGTATTTAGCTGCTGCATGTATCATTTTAATTCTTATTACTTCAATTGGAATATACGGATTCCTATCTGCAGCATATCAAGAAACAGCTGCGTTAGCTGGAAACCTAGATGCTCAAATTGAGTTAATAGAAACTAAACGCGATAATGTTAAAGGCCAGTTAGCTGTATATACGGAAGAGAAAACGAGTGTGACTACAGCTATATCAGAATTGCGACAGGGGCTATCAAATAACGTTATACAGTATAAAGATGATGAAGGAAATATTATTACTACAACATCATCATCGACTAGACGAGCATTAGAAAATCAATTAGATCAAGCAATAGAACGTCAAACGGTTATCAACTCTAAGATTGATATTTTAAATACTCAGCTATTTGATTATGAAACGGAGATAGTCGAGACACGTAATGGCAATGACATCGCTAATGAGTTAGGACCATTAAAATACTTATCAGGCCTGACGGGTGCACCAATGGATAAGATTATTAACATACTTTTATTAATAATAATTTTTGTTTTTGATCCTTTGGCTATATCTTTAGTAGTGGCTGCAAACTTTGCATTTGATCAGAATAAAGGACATATAGTAATGAAAGATACAGAATCAAATAACAAAGAACTAGACCATTTACAAGATACTGCGGATGTTATATCCGGCGGGTTAACGTACGATAAAGATAAATCGTTTGCTAAATTTATCAAACAGCAAGAAGCTAGAGAAGAAGAATGGGACGAGGAACATGCTCATGACATGGCCCTGAATAATGCAATTGGAAGTCTTAGTGATGACGATAGAGAATGGTTAGAAAATCAAATTGCAAAAGAAACGGAATTAAAAAAAAATAAAAAGCCATCAAATCCAAGAAATTCATATTGGACATAAACTAATGTAGTTATGAAAAAAATTAAATATAGTTTTAAAACACGTACGCAGAATGGAAAACGGCTTATGATTTGCCGTAATAGCATCGAAGATAAGAATCATTGGTCATGGGAACAGTTTAAAAATAAACCTAGGTGTACCAATTGGTCTGAAGTAGGTAGTGATGCGGTTGCAGTTCTTTGTAGTAGCTGTACACAAAAAACAGTTGAACCACCAAAACAACCGCGTGGGTATGTTTCTAAAGGTCGCCCGCGCGGATGGCAATTTATGAAAGAGTTTGTCGATCCTCAGGGCAACGTTTTTCATAAAGGTGTAGAACAACCACAGCTTAAAGGTACATTAGAACCTACAAAAATTGAGCCAGCTGAGAAAACAAAGCTTTCAAAACGAGAAAAGGAAGAGCTTAAAGATCAAATTTTACAACAGATTGCATTTACGCGTGGTGAAATAAAAAAGGCTAAATGGAAAAAGGACGTTAAGGCTGGCCATGTAGAGATGCGACGGCTTCAACGAAAGTTGAAAAAACTTAACTAATACTTTGTCTTATTAAGAAGAAGTTTATATATTTAGGTTATGAGTATATACGGAGATAATATATCGCAGCGCGATAATTCTAGTCAATCGATAGAGACTGTATCATTGAATGATCGTCTACAGTATTTGATCGACTTCGATGATAATGTCATTTTTATTAATGGTGAAATTGATAGCAATACATTATCTCAATTTATACTTAAAGTCCGTGCATTGGTAAAAGAAAATAATACAGAATCAATCAATGTAATTATCAATTCACCTGGCGGAGATTTATTCGAAGCATTTGGTATTATTGATTTTATGGAATCGGCGAGTATAAAATTTAACACAATATGTCGCGGTGTTGCATGGTCAGCAGCTGCATTAATTCTTTTATCGGGTACTGGTGTACGTGTCGCTAGTAAACGATCATCTATTATGCTGCATGAACCGTTATCTAGTAACGATTATACGAATATTTCTAACATTGCAGTACAAGCTGCATTTCATGAAAAATCGTTAAATAACATGTATGAGTTACTAGCTGCTAGAAGTAATAAAGATAAAGAGTGGTGGATGACAAAGCTACGTACAGATATGTGGTTATCTCCCATGGAAGCCGTTGAATTAGATATTATTAATCAAGTTAATTAACATGAGTTTAACATTAGATCAAATTGCAGAAAATTGGAAAACGTATCGAGAACGAGTCGAATCATGGTTTCCAGAGCGCGCGACCGCGCTAAATAAAATGTATGACTTCTTTGAAGATCGTATGATGACAATGCCAGCTTCGAGCGTAGATCATTACCATAATGCATTCGAAGGCGGTTATGTAGATCATGTATTACGTGTAATGGATTGTGCAGATAAGTTGTATACTTCATGGGGAGAGATGGGTGCTAGTTTAGATGGCTTCACAAAAGAAGAACTTATGTTTGCAGCAATGCATCATGATTTAGGTAAAGCTGGATTTCCTAATGATGGCGGCGAAGTATACATTTTTAACGACTCGGAATGGCATCGTAAAAACCAAGGTAAGATGTACAAGTATAATCCTAACAACCCATTTTCAATGGTACCCGATTTAGGACTATGGGTACTTCAAAACTTTAAAGTACCAGTGACATGGAATGAGTATCAAGCAATTCGTATTCATGATGGCTTGTATGATGATGCTAATAAGCCTTATTATATTTCTAGAAGTGCTGATAGCAAGTTACGCACCAATTTGCCTGTCATCTTACATCATGCTGATATGATGGCTGCTCGAATTGAATACGAGCAGTGGCGTGATAATGCTCCGGCCAAATCTACTACTAAGAAGAAGGCTAGTGGACCAAAGCCTTCGATAAACGCAAACAAATTGTTTGAAGATTTATTTGGAGAATAACATGGAATATGCAGTTATAACTATAGCTATTGTATTAGTAGCCTCTATAATTGGTAACGTAGTTGCAATACGTAGACAAGAAAAATTGGAAGACTATATACGCGAATTGGAAGAGTCTAATACAGAGTTTTACAATTTCTTTAAGGAACTAAAAACTAAAATGTCTGAATCTAATTCTAGAATTAGAGCTATCGACCACCGCGGTTCCTTTGAAGCCGATGACGAAATTGGTTTTGTTTTTAAAGAAATTCGAGATATAGTTGAGTTACTCAATAGGAGTTTTTAATGATATCGGCAGAGGCGTTTTATAAATGGCTAGAACAATACGAACCAGTAGATCCTAATTCTAAGCGAGGGCGAAAACCGTCAAAGAAGCAGTACTTTACAGTTGTTACGGAGAATGCAATTATTGCATATAATAATGAAGATGATCAAAATGCTCGAAACAAATTATATAGAGAACATATTCATTATCCTTTTGATAAATTAGTAGAAAATATATATCATACATTTAAATTTAGTTATTTTGATATTCCATATGAAGATGTTAAATGCGAGGTAGTTGCATTTCTTAATGAGAAGATACACAAATATAAAGCAGGTAAGGGAAAAGCCTTTTCTTACTTTTCTATTATTGCTAAAAACTATCTTATAATTCAAAACAACCAAAACTATGCCAAGCTTAAGGCGCGCGCGGAAGTTGATGAGATTGACAACTCGCGAGATTTAGACATCGAACGTTCATTAAACGATCAACAATCTCAGTTACGTGATTTTACCAATCTTTGGTGCGATTGGTATGATGTAAATCTTACATCTATATTTACAAATAGTAGAGATATTGCAGTAGCCGATGCGATACTTGAGTTATTTCGCATGCGCGAAAATATTGAAGATTTTAATAAAAAGGCATTATACATTCTTATAAGAGAACGGACCGGGCTTAAAACTCAAAACATTACTAAAGTAATAAATGTAATGCGTAAAGATTTCATGAAAATGTTTTCTGTTTATCGCAAGACCGGCCAAATTCTAGCCTGAAATAGATATATACATATTTATTTTAAAGGGCAGTATGGATCCTAATGATTTTGAACTTTTCAAGGGTACGACGTTTTCGGACCTAATGAAAGATGTCTATCATAACTCTAAAAAGAAATCTAGACAAATAGATGGACTAATTCAAGAATTGCAGCCTCTAGTTAAAAACATAAGCGATGCTACTCTATTAGTTCCTATGATAAAAGACTATATCGAAGTATCCGTTAAAAACGATGATGCATTAGTTAAGTTAGCTGGCATTGTACAGCGGTTAATGTCTGCCGGAACAAAAGAAGAAGGTGGAGAATTCGGATTGTCAGATGAAGAACGTTCTAGATTATTACAAGAAGCAGAAGACGAAGTTAAGTCATTAAAAACTGAACAGAGTGATATAAACAAGGATATTGATGACGTACGCTCAAGTGATAGATGAAGGTAACGGCGGTCCGTACAATAACCGACCAATTACTGATCAGAATGGTGTACAAAGAGAACGGCTTCCAGGCGAAATTTTAGTTCGTACTCAAAATAACCGGACGCAGGCTGTTAGTGAAACATATGTTTTACCTTTACTAGATTATATTACACGTGTTCCCTTGCACGGCGAAATAGTCCAGCTTCATATGTTACCATCGGGGACTGCTGAAAACAAATATAATGATAATCGATTTTATTATACAACTACATTAAACTTACACGGTTCGCGTAATATAAATCAGCTACCATGGATCATGAACACAGTAGCCAAAGGCTCGACGTTAGATTCGTTTATATCACCAGAAGGCAACAAAGTACCGGAACAAAGTTCGTTTGCAGAAAAATCTGTTAATACATTACAGCCATATGAAGGAGATCTAATTATCAATGATCGATTTGGTTCTTCAATACGTTTTTCATCTGGTGTAGATACTAATTCACGTGCATCAAACGGTTCGTTATTGTATAATACATTACCGCCATGGGATGGACCTGTCAATGAACCTTTGATGATACTTACTGCAGGTAACAATCAAGAATCAAACGTCGAAAATTTTCAAAGCGATGCATCATCTATTATTTTATCAACGTCGCAAAAGCTAGAATTAGATACTTCACAGCAAAATATAGGCCGCGGTGTACTATCAACACGTAGTTATTCAGAACCGCAAATTATTTTAAATAGCGACCGTATTACTATTAATAGCAAGGTCGACGAAGTAATTATTTCAGGTAAAAGTACCGTATCTATTGCAACACCGGGATGGGCATCGGATATGGATAAATTTTTTACTATGGTTGAAGATATACAAAATGAATTGAAAAGCTTACATTCGCAAGTTAATGCCCTAACGACTCAAGTCAATACTTTGTCAGTAGCAACTACTACATTTGGATCTGCGCAAGCATCGGTTGCTGCGGGGCTTGTGATACTTGCTCCATTAGCGCCGGCACCCGGAGCTTTAGCCGGTGCATCTGGTGCTGTTGTCGGCCAAACAACATCTATTTTAACAAAACTTGGCACTATTAAAGCAAATCTATCTAAGATCGATTCTACAATTGCAAGTCTAAAGCAATAACATATTTATTATAAAGGATATTTTATGAACTCTAAAGTATTTCTAAAAGCGTTACGAACAATAATCCGAGAAGAAGTACGTACTGCCATTCGTCATGAGTTAAACGAACGTACGGAACCAAAAAAATCTCACAATGAAGTTATGGACCACGGCATGCGTATGCATAAACAAGCAACGCAGTCTCAAAAGCAGTACGTAAAAAATCCAATGTTAAATGACATCTTAAATGAAACATCCGCAATGTCATCAGATGAATGGTCTACTATGAATTTTAGATCTGAAATGGCACAAGCGTTTGGAATGCAATCTGCCGAGCCTGTCGCTGTACAGGATGTATCTGGCAATGCTATTTCTACAGATTCATTAAAATCTAAGGAAGGCGGTGAAGCCGTCGTTAACGCTCTTACGCGCGACTATTCTTCGTTAATGAAGGCAATGGATAAAAAGAAATAATAAATGGCACGTAGTGTTTATAGATATGAACCAATCAATGAGACGCCAGATAAAGGTGTAGGTATACTCTTACCTTTAAATAGACCAGTTACCGGACGACTAAAAGAAGAGACATCGTATGATGCTGCTGGAACAAATGGTAAAGGCGTATTTGTACAATCGTATACAACAGAGGAACAGTCTATAAGTAATTTACGTAATTTATTACATACCCTTAAGGGTGAACGTTTCATGCAACCTAATTTTGGGACTAGAATTCGTGAGTTTTTATTTCGTCAGTCGTATGAATCCTTAGCATCCGACTTATCAGAATCTATCACTAATGATATTAATACATGGATTCCGTATATTATACTCGACGCTGTCGATGTGGTTACCAATGAACATAGAATAGATATCAGAATACGTTTTCGTACAACACGTAACGGTGCTAATTTAATCATTAATGTGTTGGCTCAAGAAAATGCAATTATAGTATCAGAACCAATTCAAGATACATATTCGCCGGCATCGAGTAGATTGGTACAGGTATATGGAGGACTTTAATGACATTAGTTAAAAAAGATGTAAAATATCTTAATAAAGATTTTGCGCAGTTTAGACAAAATTTAATAAACTTCGCACGTACGTATTATCCCAATACCTACAATGATTTTAATGAATCGTCGCCTGGTATGATGTTTATGGAAATGGCATCATATGTCGGCGATGTATTGTCATTTTACACTGATACTTCTTATAGAGAGTCATTACTTAATAGCGCTAAAGAAGATGCTAATGTATTGCAGTTATCCCAAATGTTGGGATATAAGCCAAAATTAAATTCACCCGCGTTAGTCGATTTAGATGTGTATCAACTTGTGCCGGCACTTGGTTCTGGAGCATCTGCACGTCCAGATGAAAGATATACGTTATCAATCCAACCTGGAATGACAGTGACCGGTAATGATAATGTCACATTTCGTACATTATCGACCGTAGACTTTTCATCATCAAGTTCTATAGATCCATTAGATATTTCTGTATATGAGATTGATAGTAATGGTAATGTACAATACTACTTATACAAAAAATCCGTTCCGGCAATATCTGGCGAGGTTAAGACGGCTACATTTACATTCGGTGATCCTAAAATATATGATAAAATTGCATTAACAGATACTAATGTATTAGATATAATCAGTGTTACTAGCGACGAAGGCTCGACATGGCATCAAGTCGATTATTTAGCGCAAGACACTATATTCGAAGATATCGAGAACATTCCATTTAATGATTCAACCCTATCTTCATTTAGAAGTGCTGTGCCGTATATTTTAAAATTACGACGTACACCTAGAAGGTTTGTAACTAGACTTAGAGAAGACTTACGTACCGAAATACAATTTGGTGCTGGTATAAGTTCCGATGCTGATGAAGAATTAATTCCTAATCCTAAGAACATTGGTAGCGGCTTAGAGTATTTAAATCGAACTACAAACAATAACATAGATCCATCGAACTTTTTATATACTAGTACATATGGATTGGCTCCAAATAATGAGACACTAACTGTTACATATTCGGTAGGTGGCGGCACAAAAGAGAATGTAAGTGTTAATTCATTGACAACAATTTTATCTGTACCATATAATACTGCAACAGAAATTTACGGCGTTGATTTGACTGATACAAAAGCATCTCTGGCTGTAAACAATCCTGTACCGGCACGTGGCGGAAAAGCTAAAGATGATATCGAAAATATACGTCAATCTGCCATAGCAGCATTTGCTGCTCAAAATAGAGCTATTACACGTGAAGATTATATTTCTAGATGTTATGCAATGCCTTCAAAATACGGATCAATTGCAAAGGCATATATTGTCAGTGATACCCAAATTAATACATCAGATAATGAATATCCACGCGAGACTATATCTAATCCATTAGCTCTAAATTTATATACGTTAGGTTATGACGCCGCCGGTAACTTTACACCGCTTAATACTGCAGTAAAACAAAATTTACGTACATACTTATCTAATTATAGAATGTTAACGGATGCAATTAATATTAAAACTGCATATGTGATTAATATTGGCGTAGAGTTTGAAATTATACCTAGGCCTAATGCCAATAGTAATGAAGTGTTAATACGTTGTATAAATAGGCTTAAGACGTTGTTAAATAATGAACGTATGCAGATTAACGGTAGTTTAAACATATCTAATTTAATGACGGAACTTGATAAAATTGATGGTGTTCAAAGTGTACCTAAATTAGATATAATAAATTTATATGATGCTAATAAAGGTTATAACAATAATGTATATAGCATTAATGGTGCTACTAAAAATGGTATTGTATATCCGAGTTTAGATCCTTGCATTTTTGAAGTTAAGTATCCCGATTCTGATATTAAAGGAAGAATAGTAAAGGCATAATATGTATAAACTTTATTACATAGAACGTGATACGACTATATATGAAAAATATCCAGAACGTAATACTGGATTAGATTCTATACTTGAATTAACAAAGATTGCATGTGGTTCTCGCGATGATATGGGCAATGTGTTAAGTAACACATATAATTCACGTGTATTGTTAGATTTAGGAAATAATGTAACGACGTTACGTACCGATATTAACAATGGTACTATACCTGCATTTGCATCTCATCCATTATCGTCATCTGCATATTTAACATTACGATTGGCTAATGCAAATTCTGTACCGGCAAATTTTTCGATTGAAGCATATCCAATTTCGGAATCTTGGACAATGGGCACTGGTACATTTGATTCTGACCCAGAATCACGTGTAGGTGTATCATGGTACTATCGTAATGGGACTGATGTCAGCTTACCATCTGCTTGGAATACTGGGTCTGCTCAATCAGCCGGCCAAGAAAGTGTTACTAATTTAAATGGCGGCGGCACATGGCTAACTAGTTCTGCAGATAATAGCATAAGTTATCGAGCTAGTCAATCATTTAGTAATGCGGAAACTATAGATGTCCGTTTAAATATCACTCCGATAATGAATGCATGGATATCTAATGATATTTTAAATCATGGTTTAATTATCAAATGGCCAACGGCTGTTGAAATATCTGGCGACTTAGCTGGTAGCTTAAAATTCTTTGGTCGAGAATCAAATACGATCTACGTACCTAGACTTGAAGTAGCTTATGACAATTCTATCTTATCTGGAACGGGTTCGTTTACTGAAATAAACAGCGATATATATGTTCCGTACTTTACAAATTTGCGATCTGCATATCATGAATCTGAGAAAGCTAAGCTACGTATTCAGACGCGACCAGAATTCCCGACACGTGCATATCAAACGTCTTCAGTATATTTAGATAATTATAGATTGCCGACATCATCGTATTGGAGTGTTTTAGATTCTGTTACTGACGAAACTATCATTCCGTTTGATACGGGTTCTACGCGCATATCATGTGATTCGTCCGGTAACTATATTAATATAGATTTTAATTCGTTCTTAACGGAACGGTATTATAAGTTAGTACTACGTGTTGAGCGCGAAGGTGGTGAAGATGTACAAATTCATGATAACAAATATTACTTTAGAGTAGATAGATGATGGCAACAAACCGATTTACAGCAGCTAATAAACCAGAACATACATCCCCTACTCTAGATAGCCTTTTACTTGAGATAATGCGTGATGAGTTTCCTGATGACCCCAATTTTAAAGCCGGTATTCTGACTGAAGAACTTGACCCTAATCAAGAACTTATCGATCAAGTTACATTACCTGAATTCGAACCTACTTCACGTAACTCGAGACAAGTATTACAAGTATCGCCATCTGTTGTACAACATACGAATTATCAACTTACAAAATCAATTCCGACTATTGACGAAGACATATTAGATGATTTGTTGGACGAAGAATGGAATTTCTTTTTAGATGAAGAAGTACAATATGAACCGGGCGTATCTGGATTATTTCTAATCCATCCAGACCAAATTAAAGAACCAGTAGATTATCATGATGCATATATTCAAGCTGGGCCACAAAACCTTGGTTCATTTGATTCTGTGAATGATATTTTCTGCGTATATTTTATTCGTGATAATGTTGCATATCCTATACCTAATTACAAAACGTTAGAGGTCATGTTAGTAGAGCGTAGATTGACGTACCGCGATATAACAATAGCTGATAATACTCAACTACAGCAGTTCGATTTATCTATGGATGGTAAAACTACTATTATAGATGAAGTAGTATCGCCGGAAGCGGAATTTGCAGCCCGTAGTTTATTTGATAGAAGTGCAGAATGGAATTTCCGTATTAGATATGAAAGTGGATATAGACCATTATCGCCGTTCACGCGTGACCCAGGTGAATATATCGATCCTGTATCAAAAGGGTATTTTAATGCAGTTTATAGTAAGCAGACGTATCAGGAATCGTTAAGAGCTAGATTTGAAGGTAAAATGGTGATTTTATCATGGCCGCCGGCATCATTGACGGACGAAGAATTTAATTCAGAAGTTATACAAAACGACAATAACCAATTAAACGATTTAGTCAACGGCGTACGTATTATGACGAACGGTTATTGGAAACAGGTTACGGATGGCGAAGTATTTCGGTCATATGCATATGTAAATGATTTAGATGTGAGCGGGTATCAAGACCCTAACGGCAGATATGGCCGCGCCGGATATATTAACTTGTTAATACAAAATGGTGGCATAACTGTATTGTCGGGTGAAGATGTTGTAGATGCTAGAGAAGGCTTAGATCCAGTATGGAATGAATTTGCACATATCATTGAAGCAGACCGAATGGATATAGATGAGTTTAAAACTTATATTGATACGTACAGCAACAATCCATTTGATATTGAATATTTACTGCCATATGAACCACGTGGCAGTGTTAAATACTATGACCAAGATACATTAAATATTTTACGTGAGCAGTCCATAGAACAAAGTTTAATAAATAATTTAGTTGATACGATTAATATTAGATATGAGGAAATTGCAAGTATCGTAGCTAATGCAACCGTTATGCTAAACAGTACACAAAACTCTGCAATAACTGTTCTAGATCAGATTGAAAATGATATAACTCGAATAGGCGATGCAAGTGATAGATGGCAATTTATCAAGTTTAAAAATAACGGCAACATA